GAGTCATTCCTGACTCAGTACCTGAGCCAAGCCATCAATCCCTAGCTCACCTAAATTATCAATCTTGGCGTTTACTAGATCTACGTAGGCAAGGCCTCTGTCGGTGTCTAACTTCTTGTTCAGTTGTGAGTTAAAGGAGACACTGGTGTTGTGTGTCCACTCACGGATCGCAGGTGAAACAACATCCATCATTAGTGGGTCATCAATCTGCCCAACTAACTCCTGCACCTTACTCGATGTCAGGTTGTTGTAGTCATCAATGTTATCAACGATGAGAGGATTTCCGTCCTCTCCTGTCAGCCTACCCGCAAGCAGGTCTGAACCAAATTGATTTAATTCTTGTTGTACATACCCACGAGTACGTAATTCTTTGTAGTGACGTAGGAATACCTTAGATTCCTGAGCGTACTTCTCTCCATTCGCAACGGCATTGATCTCAGAAGCCATACCATCCATGAGGTATGCTTTCTCTGCACGAAGCATGTCTTCTTTTCTACGGTTCTCCGAGGCCTTACTCATAACGCCTGGGGCAACCTTGCCTAAAGCATCAGCAATAATTGATGCTCGTGTTGGTGCATTATTGGGTGCTTGTGGTTGTACAAATGTATCTACCACACGCGCAGTTGGCGCACTAGGCGCACGAGACCGCAGTCCCTCAACCTGTACTCTAGCCATTTCGGTTCCTTATGTACTGAACATTCCTAAGTCGTCATTAGCACTGTAGTAAGTGCCTGCAGACATAATTGAATTACCCGCAATGATCCCTAAGGTGTCAGCAGGCGTACCCATCTTGACACTGTTAATACGGCTCTGGGCTTCTGCGTTGTACGCCTCAGCGTCAACTTCATTCTGTGCAAGAAGTCCTGTGATCTCAGAGTTGATTGAAGTTTCGTTACGAAGTTGTTGCGCTTCAGTTTGCCTCAGCATCGCAACGACAGAGTTACCTGAAACACCTGATTCCCCTGCAGCTAGATACTGCTTGGATGCTACTTGGAGTGCTTCAATCTGTGCCTGTCTTTTCTCTTCGCTTAGTTTCTCAACTTCTTGGTTGGCTCTAAGATTAGCTTGTTTAACTTTTAGGTCTCGGGCTTGTACGGCATTATTTCTATTTGCATAGAAGTATGCGTTCTGGGCTGCAGCTGCATCGTTCTGCGCTTTAATTTCCATCGCAGATTTAGCCGCAGTCAACGCAATGGTGACTGGATCACACATTATTAAGCCTCTATCCTTACAAACTCGTAGAAAGGCATACGGCCTTTACCGTAGTCCTCTATTAAATTGATAAACGTGAATCCAAGATAACCAAGCCAACGAATAGCAATACGGTTTCTGGCATCCACATAGTTACGAAGTATTGGGTACTTCTTGTTGATCTGATTGACCCACTCCAAACTTTGTGGGATGAACTCTCTGCTTACTTCTGGTAAGCGGTCTGACGCAAGAAGCCACGGACACCCGACAATCGGGTCTTCTGTAGGAGTAACTCCGAAGAGTCCTATCACTTCCTCATCGCCTGCAATGATCGCGTAGACCTCATCGCTTAGTTGCATCGAGAACAGGAGAGCCTCTAGAGGTTCTAGTCCTGAAGAGGCTTTGACTTCTTCTACGTCTTGCTTACGCATCTTAGGTGCAAGGATGTGTGCATCTTCATCGCAAGCAAGTCTGTAGTAAGGGGTCATTACAATCTCCGTGATCTCAATACAAAGAAGCCTTCCCATTCAGCACTCTGGAATGAACAAGGCAGGTGACTATCACTAACCAACTCAATGTTTACCTCTTGGGCATTAGAGTTGACACCAAAGCGGAACGTACCGTTCTCAATGGCTACTTGTCCTAAGACGTTAGCTGACGCACCTACCAGTCGCCCTGTGAACTTAGCTGTCTTAGTAGAGCGTGCTGTGGGGGTTACTTCGGTTTGGAAGAAGCCAGTATCACTGTAGACCACGTTCCAGTTACGAAGTTGTAGTCGTCCAGTTGTCATTGGCTCATTGTTGTTTTTCAGTACCTGCTCAGAGAATCTGTAGCGGAAGGTATAGGGTATTCCTGCATAAACAGTAAGACCTGAAGAAAGCGCATTGGACACTCCAGTGTCTGAAATGAGCCTTCCTGTATGGGTTACGTACACTATGTTGTCCGAAGTGTAGGGAACAGTAGTTGTTCCTCCAGAGGTCAACTTGACCCTACGGTCTAGGTTGATTCCGTGTCCTGCACTTGTGACTTCAGTCGCATCGTCTTCAGATAAGTTGATACGCTCTAGGTAGACACCAGTGTCGTACTTCACAAGAACAAAGATCTCTGACTTGTTGAAGGAGACATTAAGTACATTTCCTGACATCACCCAACGAGACCAAGAGGACTGAAGCTTTTCATTCCCCTGCCAGTAGAAACGGTAGACGTACATTGCTGTAGGATCGTCTTCAGTCAGGCAGATCAGCATGTCTTCGTTAGAGGATGCTTCCATCTTCTTCACTTCACCAAGAATGTAGGAAGGTACGTGAGCAGTAATATCTGCTGCGTCATCTACCTCTGTATCAAGGTCAACGAAGTATTCACGGACACCTGAGTACTTACCACGCTTAGTTCCAAAGAACACGTACCTACCTGCACCTACAGGCTTTGCACGTAGAGAGGCCTCAAACTGAGTGGTTACGTCAATGGAGACAGTCTCAGGAGTTAGCAGGTCTGTTGCATCTAATCGGAACTGAGTCAGATCAGAGAAGAGTAGCAACGACTCTGTGAACGGTACTGCGTGCCTTAGTAACGACACCTTGTTGTTGGAAACAGCAACGTCAATGGGATCAGAGTCTAGGAGTGTCAGTGTAGTACGTTGGAAGAAGTTAAACTCTTCAAACTGACCTGCCTCAGAAAAGATGACGTTCTCATCTGCGAGTACGCCTAAGCGGTTACGGTGGAAGAAGATGTCAGCTAACTTAAAGTCCACAAAGGACGGGAAAGGGTTAGTGTCATCATCACCTACCTTACGTGATGCATAGGTGGCTTGTTGGAAATCAAAGTCACCATCAGTCCTTCTGACTAACTGGTGGGGCATGGTAGACGCATTAAGCTCAGTCTCGATGTTTGGCTTAATTGTCTCTTTCCATACCTGACCACCGTTGTCGTCAATCTGGAGTTCTACGTAGTAGTCGTCTTGGCCTTTGTCGTTATCACCCACGACTCCAATCACAAACCCTTCTGGGCCGCTTGGAGGTAAGTCATCAAAGTCTGCTGTCTGATTCTTAAACGCAAGCAGGTGCTGACTACCACGAGAGTCTTCTACCTCAATGTCAAAGTCATTACCGTCAGTTGACTGGTAGTACAACACGTTACCGTACTGTGTGACTGACATGCCTGGGATTGTCCCTGCTCCTACACTGCCGTAGTAAGTAGTCTCAGTCGCTGTGAAGTAGTTGAGGTTCCTAGCAATCCGGTCAGTCTGGATAGAACGCTCTGCGTCAGAAGTTGCTGTTGTTGTGTCCTGTGTACTGGACATCGTTTCGATGGAACGGGTATACACTGATCCACCTTTAGTGATACGTACTGTGTACTGACAGCGATAATCACCCTGCTTTACATACAACAGAGCCTCATTAGGGCGACTAGAGGACACCGTAGTGTTCTTAGTGACTGTTGTATTCTTATTAAGAATGAAGGTGTAATCAGCAACCGTTGTCGCTGCAACTTCTTGTGAGGGGTTGGTCAATCCTGACAGGTAGGCTGCACTGCCATAGACCGTCTTAGATGAACCATCTTTATCAAAGACATACACGTTGTTTGTAGTGACAACTAAGGTGTAGAACTCATTCTCATCCCTGCGGATAGTGTGAATGAATGCATTATCTGCACCACTGATGTTACCTAAGGACGCTATGTGCTCTGTAGGTGGACGTTTAGACAGACCACTTACTACAGAAGATAAGCCATTCTCTTGAAGGTCAGCCTGCGTCTTCAGTCGAAGTGATGGAGGTTGTTGACTGACCCCATTGATGAGGTTAGGGATAGACGCACTGACTAGAGCCATTAGTAAATCCTCTTACCGGAAACACGATCTATGACAGCAAATACGTCATAGTTGTTTAAGATGTTGAAGTCAGAGGTATCACCTTCTGTTTCCTTCAACTCGTAGTAGGCACGCGCTTCATCCGCTTCTTGGAAGCCGTGGAGAGTACTTGACCCTACAACACGATCTTGGAATGTTCTGCCTGCTTTGATTGTGATGTACCGCTTGGCAACCTCTGGTAATTCGTCAAAGTCCAGACCTACAACAATGTCCAACTCAACAGACTTTCCAATATTGAAAGTGTGGTTGTACTTGTCGTACATCTTTGTGCCTCGTTGTACGAGATCTAGTGGTTGTCCTGTAGAGGTCTGACGGTTGATACTGTCTGCATCAAGGTTTGCGTCTGCCTTCAGGATGTTGGTAGGAAGAATGATCTCCCCACTTAAATTTGGTGCAAACCGTACTTTTGATTCACGGTTGAAGTGCCACGTTTCAGATTGAACTGCCCGTGACGTAGCATCGAGAATAGTCTCTGCTAACTCTGCGTCCACTAAGCCAGACGACAAGCTGTTCACAGGGCTTTCCCCAATGGTGGACAGCATAATGTTTACTGCCTCTAACTTTGTGGTTGGTGTCATGCTGTGTTCCTATTTTTGTTTCGTGCTGAAATAGCTGCTGCTTTCGCCTTAGCGTCTGTCTTTGAACTAGCTCCCCAAGCACGTAGTGCAAGCAACAGGCGAGTAGGCTCACCCTTTGCATCTTTTTCTGCACCCTTCATGTTGCCCATACGAGCAAGGAAGGAAGCACGCCTTGGGTTGTCCCCAGACTTCACAGGAGCTTTGAGGTTTGCCCCTTCTGTGCGTTTGTAGTAATCACGGCCTTTCTGATTTAGCCCACCTTTAGCGTTCTGATATTCCTTCTTCGGCATGACTACTTCTTCTTTTTGTACTTAGCTGTCTTAGCAGATTCTTTAAAAGACTTAGCTGTAGGTGCTCCTGCATCCCCAGGCTTCCGCATCTTTTCACCAGAGCCATCAGCGATACGCTTACGTTTGGCATGGATGTTTGCATATAGACCTTTTGACATATTGTTTCCTTATACATAGAGGGAGACCAATTAAGGCCTCCCCCAGTGTAGCATTAAGCTGCGTTCAAAGAGATCGCGCAAGCAGGACGAAGGATGTTGTGACCCATCGCATACTTAGCAACCATCAAGTTTCCTTGACGCTCGATCTGATACTCGTTCTCAACACCTAAGTCAAGAAGCTTCACTGTCGCAGCAGCGTCTTGAGTGAAGACAAGACCACGAACAGCAGAGTAATCAGCTTTGTAAGCACCTGTGTTAGTCAAAGGATCAGGTGTAGCACCTGTAGTTGACTCATCAGTTGTTGGGATGTGGTTAGACATAACAACACGAGCACCACCGATAGTAGGAGCCGCACCTGTTGCAATAGAACCAGAACCACCAACGTCACGGTTCATGTACGCCAGAGTGTTTACAGACTGGTCAGCACCGAACAACGCATAGTACTGCTGAGGAGGAAGAACAACGATCTTCTCTTGAGTGATGTCTTTCTTATCGAACTCTTCAAGTGCGTCATAGATAGCCTTAGCGATCTTAGCACCGTCAACTGCGTCAGCAGTCAAAGCACCGATAGTGACGTTAGAAGTGTAAACTTCGTCATCGAAAGAAGCACCGAACTGAGTAGCCGCTGCAGTCGCATCAGTGATAGAAGCAGCCTTCGCAATGATGCGTGCTACGTTCTTG